TTGGGTTTATAGCACCCACGAAGACGCTCGGTTGTCTCGGTCTGGGTAGATGTCCTCGTTGACGTTTTCATTGTATTCGGGAAATTCGGTTGAATGGAAGGCCATATAGTCAATAAAGCGTTGTGCGTAGTATTGCGCTATCGTCCGCTCCTTCTCAACTAAATAGTCGATTTCAATTTTTTCTGCGTTTGTTGAGTTCTCGCTAATATGCTTAAATACGCCTCCGTTGGCAACGGTGTACGCTGCAAAAGGCAAATACTCGGTCATTGCGAAGTGAATAAGCATCGGCTGTATGTAGTCCACCACCAAAGCCAAGTAGTCGCCAGCCAAGGTGTCGTTTAGGATTTCGTTTGAAATCTTGTCGTACAGCTTGGTTCCCGTGTAGTTCTGGACGTGAATCTGCTGGGCAATCTTAATGAATTGCAGAAACTTGTCCGTATCTACGTTGCCAGAAATTGCCGTATTTCGTACAATATCTTCTCGTTTGATAAAAAGCGCAGTTGGCATATCTTATTTTTTATATCCTCTTGTCTTGGTATCGATAGGAGCAATAGCAACAAGCGGGTTATTCTTCTCTGGACGGAAGCCCATACGAATTGCTTGGTTTACGTTGATGATCTCCGTACCGTTCAAAGTACCACCTCCGTAAATCTTGCCTTCTTTCGTCAACTTCTTGCGGTAGATTCTGCGCTCCCAACGATGGTAGCAGTTAGCTCCCCCTTTATACAACCAAACACTATACTTCTCTCCTTGCGCTTCCGCACCGCCCTGTGAACTCAATGCTTCCACGTCCTCCTTGCGGTAGACCCTTTTAGCAGCTCTTAACGTGCGGCACAACAATCGACTCTCGCCCTTTGGTTCTTTTCTTGTTCCAATGGCGTAGAAATAACGAACCTTGTAACGCTCCGTATCTTGCTCGCTCTCATCTTGCGCAGCAAGGTCGGTGCGTGAGTTGAGGTATGATTCTACGTCGTATTCTGCTTCCTCGTCTTCGACGATGTCGGCCGTGATTAACTCAAACTCTTGCATAAGCTCCTCTTCGCTTTCGCCAAGGTTCTCAATGTTCAATAGCAACTCCGCAGCAAGCTCATCACGCAGAAAGGGGCGGTTGTCTTGCTTTGAAAGTTCCACGCCTGTTGACTCCTCAACTACCTCATCAGAAGGGGCAACAATTTCCTCCTTGAACTCCAACGGCTGCAAGGTCTTGAAATAGATATTTAGAGTTGCTTGGTTAAATGAAAGGATTTGCTCGATGGCATCCAAAATCATTTCCTGCAAAGGACGGATAACGATATTATCAAACAGAATAGAAGCCGTTTTAAGCTCCTCTGCGTTGTTGCCGAGTCCAGAGTTATCCTTGATGCCCAAAAGCATCGGAGAAGTCACCCTGTGGCCTACCATAATCTTTTGGGTGCATTCCGTAGACAAGAACTGGTACTGGTCGCTTGCGTCCGATAGTTGTACGGGTTCGATTGTTGCTGCGAGTTCCTTGTTGTCGTTAAAGGCCAAGATAAACCGACCCGCATTCGAGCTACCAGAGAACTTGTCTGCAATCCTGCGCTCGATTAGCGTCTGGTCTTCTTCGGTTGGGATTCCGTTATTGAAGTTAACCAGCATCGAAGGCGCAAGGCCGTTCTTGATATTGTTAATATGGTAATTGGCTACTTCCTCTTCCAAGTCGGCGTAAGGCAAGGAACCTTGGTAGTCGGTTGGTGCGTAGTAGTAATATCCTGCTTTGTAGGGCTTGATGTAAAGTATTTCGATGCCATTGTTTGACATTCCAAACGCATCAATGCGTACTGGTTCCTCTTTGCGTGCCTTTACAGCATCCCAGCTCTTTGCGTAGTAGTAAGCAGGAATATCGCCCTTCTCATTGGCACGTTCGGCCCGTAGCGTCTCAACGGGGATATGCTCGACCTTTACAATCTTGGAATGGTCTTGGTTGTAGATAACCTGCATAGCTGCGTTACCCATCATCTTAAAATCCGAGCAAACACGTGAAACGGTCTGCTTGGAAAATAAGCTCATCATCATTGCGTACTCGTCGGGCTTTTGGGCGGCGTTTGTTGCTCCAAGGCCCTTGCCGTACACCATATCAATAATGCCATTAATAATAGCGTTATTGGTCGGGCTTCCGTTGTAGCGGTCAATCAAATACTGGAAGTAGTTGTTGTCGTCTCCATACTCTACCCATCCCTTGTTAGCCACCTCTTTAATTTCGGGCTTAACGTAGGAGTTCATTGCTACGAATCGAATGTTGCTCATATAATTACAAATGTATTATCCCCAGCGGTCTCCTGCGTGTACACGCCAGAGTTAACGGTGTACTTTTCAAAGTTCGTTTGGTTGGTGCAAAATACACGACCTCGGTAGATTAAGTTAGAGCCGCTAAATACTTCCAACAAATAGAAGTTGGCCTCCTCCAAAGTCCAAGCCGCTGCGATGGTCATATAGCCATTTGCGGAGGTTGGGGTTCTTGTCTGCTGTTGCGTGGTGTTCGTTGACTCGTTGGTTAACTTGACAACCACCGAAGCAGGAAACGACCTCGGAATGATAACGAGGTTTTGAGACGATGCGCTTGTTGTTAGGATGTTCATCTTTTAATTAACCCAAGGCAGTCGTTTTGTTTTTCTTACAAACAAAAAAGCCACCCGAAGGTGGCCTTTCTGAAAGTTCTTTCAAATTACAAATTAGGAATTGCAGATTTCAGCTCGTTCTCCAATTTGTTTTTTAAAAACTCAATTTTAACTTCAAGAAAGAACGATTGTTGCTGCGACTTGTTGTATTCTGGCGTTTTCTTTGCGTCAATACCTAACTCCTTTGCCTGCGCAACGTACTTTCGCTGGGCTTTGGTTAGTTCAGATAAGACGTTCTGATATCCCTTTAAGGCCTTCGCCGCTTGCGTCGTAACCAGTTCATAAGCCCCAGTTAGAGTACGAGCTTGTTTCAAAAAACTATCTGTGTTGCGAATAATAACTTCGTATTCTGAATTTAAAGGCCCAATGGAGGAAATGGCAGAATTGAGGTCGTCAATAACGGACAACTCAACCTTCCGCATACGGTTAATAATCTCTAACGGCTTATTCATACGTCAAAGATAATTAAAAGTCAGAACCAACAACGATAGTTGAAATACCAGCAGCAGACAAAGTACCGTCCAAGAAGTTAGCAGGAACTGGCTCTTGTCCGTTCAATACCAAGGTATAACCGCTCATATCGCCCATAGCAGCACCAGTAACGATAGTACCACCAGTAACCTCGCAACCGTGTTCCAAACCAGCAACGAAGAAGTTGCCATTGCGGTCTTCAACAATTACAATCGGACGACCATAGGCCATCAACTTGATTTCCTTGTGTGACTGCTTGCTCAACTTGTGCAAGGTCAAATTCAAGGTCTGGTCGAAGAACGTAGTTCCGTTGTCACGGCTTGAAGTGATTGCCTGCTCGAAAGAGGAAGTTCCTTTCAATTCGTATTTGTAAGCGGTCAATCCGCTTCCGAGAACGTCAATAGCATCCGTGTTGGTGGCATCATAAGTCACCGTAAGGTTTGCGTAGTTCAAAAAGTAAACCGCATTCAAACCACCTACAACGTCCTTGCAGGGTTCGATACGGCCGAGGGATAAAGCACAAGCCATTTTGTTTGTATTTAAGTAAGTTAAAAAAGAAAGGGGTGGGGCGTTATTACACCACCACCCCCTTCAAGGAATTTAGAAACGATTAGGCGTAGTAAACGATGTCGGAACCGATACCGTACTGGATGCCTGCGCTCATACGCATAACCAAGCGGAAATTTTGACTTCCGTCAATGTCCGCCATATCAATCAAACGAACTTCGTTCTTGTCGCTCAACAAGCCGGTTCCAAAGAACAAGTTGCTCTTTTGAGCGGCAACCATACGGTTAGAGGACAAACCTTCTGCCAACACGACGGGGATTCCGTCGAAGAACAGGGGCTGGTCGCCGTACCACATAGTACCCTTGTTGTCCAAACCGTTAGCACCTACTCCAGAAGCGGCGAAGCCACCCAAAGCACGTACATAGGCCTTGGCTACGTTTTGAGAAACGTACAAGTAAACGTCTGGCTTGCCGTACAAAGCGGCAGGGATAGCGTCTACAACCTTGCCCATTTCAGCAATTACGTTAGAAGCGGTAACGGTAGTACCGGTTACGTCTACAACGTCTCCATCAGCGGCAAACAAAGTTTGGAAACCTGCGAACTGGCCAGAAGATGCGTTAACACCAGCCCAGATGTTTTGCTCGATACGAGCAGAAACACGCTCGGCAGCGTAAGCAATCAAAAAGTCGGTGAAAGAAGCAGGGATATTCTTGAATGCAGAATAGCCCATCTCAACGGCTTGCCAAGTTTGCTCGAAGTCCTTTTTGCACATTTGCAAGTTAACTTGGAACTCTTCCAAGGTCAAGATACGCTCGGTCAAGGTAACGGTAGACGTAGGGTCGAAGTCGCAAGTAGCGTCCTTCAAGATGTCGTCCGTGTTAACCTTTTGGATAACGGATTTGTACAATACGTTGGGCATAACCTCGATGAGGCCTTTGTCCAAGGTAGGTGCGCTCAACAGAGCGGCAGCAACGTATTTACCAGCGAACTCGCCAGCATACGTCGTGGTGATTGAAGTAGTTGTGGGCATTTGTTATTTTGGTTTATTTGTTTAGTCGTGCAAGAACTCGGTCAAGGGCTGACTCTGGCGCATTCTGCGACAGATTTACAACCTCTTTCGTCTTTCCTTCTGGGTTATGTTTAATAGGGGAAGCGGCTGGTACGTCAGAAGACATTTCTTGCTTCTTCTTGTATGCACCCATTTCCTCACGCATAGCGGACAACTCCGCCTTCATTTCTTCGATTAGGGGCATTACTACCTCCTTAATCTTGTCTTCAACAGACGGCTCCATAGCGGCTTCTACCTCTACTTCTACCTCTGGTGTCTCCTCCTCGGCTGCTGCTTCTTTGATTTCGCCAACAATACCTTCTTCGGTAACAACAAGAACACGTCCGTCTTCCATCAGGTATTCTCCTACTGGAACTGCGATGCGGTCTTCTTCGCTAACGATAAAGATGGGTTGGCCAGCTTCAAAAGCTTCGGCTTCAAGGACAGTGCCGTTGTCAAGTTTGGCTTGCGCCAACTTAACTTCTTCTTCTACTGCGGATAGCTCCGCAAAGAACTTGGTGAAAATTTCACTTGCCTTCATAATTCAACTAATTAAATGGTTATTGGATTGTTACAAATTCGGGGCTTTGTTCACTGGCCCTACTCCTTGCGCTCGGAGTGAACCATCGCAGCATTTGGACGAGTAGGTGTTATTTTTACAAAGGCAGCCACGCTTACCGTTCTTGGGTGAAGTGCGGGATGGTGTCTCTTTCATAATTTACCGAGTTCTTTTAATTTAGATTCAGACCAACGCTTTGCGGCAAGTCCGCCCCATAGCAAGTAGCTAATAGTACCACACGCTTCGGTATCGCCTTCGTCATAGTATGTTTCGGCTCTTGATAGGTACGAGTACATACG